CCGATATTGCTGAGAATTTCATTAGTGGTTTAAAAAATCTATTCGATGAAAATTACATTGATGTCCCCGATGAAAAGTATGATATTATTGAAGATGTTGTTACAGAAAACCAAGAACTAAAAAATCAATTAAACGAATTCATTGAAAACAATATTGAATTACGGCAATCATTACTTTCTCATCGTTGTTCTGAAATCTTCTATGAAGAAGCAGAAGGATTAATAGATACAGATGTTGAAAGATATGCATCTTTGGCAGAGGGGGTTGAATTTGAAAACGAGGATCAATATCGAGAAAAGATTCAAATTATTAAAGAAAGTTATTTCAATAATAATTTAACATCATCCGATAATCTTCTTACTGAAGAAGGTTCTGAAGATAGTTTAACCATAAATAATAGCCCAGTAATGGATTCATATATGAAAACCATTCATCGTCACGCAACAGATTCAAATAAAACATTCTAAAAATATAAGAAATTATATATAAAAAAGAAATCATTCAGATTAAATTAACCCCTAAGGAGAAATATAGAAATGGATAATAATACGACACCCTATGATGTTCTATCGGAAAAATGGCAACCCGTTTTAGAACATCCAGATCTTCCTGAAATTGAAGATTCTTATAGAAAGAAAGTAACCGCTGCTCTATTAGAAAACCAAGAAATGGCAATGAGAGAGCAAAATATTCACGAATCAACACCAACTAGTTCAATGGGTGGTGGGTTTAGTGTTAGTGCTGCTGCCTCACAGACAGGCAATTTAGCAGGTTACGATCCAATCTTGATCAGTCTTGTTCGTCGTTCAATGCCAAACTTAATTGCATATGATTTAGTTGGTGTTCAACCAATGAGTGCGCCAACAGGACTCATCTTTGCAATGCGTTCTCGATATGATACTCAAACTGGTGCAGAAGCACTATACCAAGAAGCATTTGCTAAGTTCTCTGGTGAAGGTAATACTTCTACTGGCGCACCGTTTAGTTCTACTGGTGGTGTTGACCCAGTAAATGCTACATCACTTGCTAGCTTCCGTGCATTAATCACAGCAACTGCTGAAGGTATGGGTTCTAGTGATGGTACTGCATTCCGAGATATGGCATTCAGTATCGAACGAGTCGCTGTTGAAGCAAAAACCCGAGCCCTCAAGGCTGAGTATAGTACAGAACTAGCACAGGACTTGAAAGCAGTTCACGGACTTGACGCAGAGACTGAACTTGCAAATATTCTTAGTAGCGAAATTCTTACTGAGATTAACCGTGAGGTAGTTCGAAGCATCTATGTAACTGCTAAGAGTGGATCCCAGCAGGCAGATTTAAGTACTGCTGGTACTTACGACTTAAATGTTGACTCTGACGGTCGTTGGAGTGCAGAACGCTTCCGTGGACTTATGTTCCAACTCGAACGAGAAGCCAATGTAATCGCCAAGCAAACTCGTAGAGGTAAAGGTAACTGGGTACTTTGTTCCAGTGATGTTGCTTCTGCTCTTGCAATGGGTGGATGGCTACAGTTGTCCCCCGCAGTCAACACCAGTCTTGATGTTGACGACACAGGCAACACATTCGTTGGAACATTAAATGGTAAGATGAAAGTTTATATTGACCCATACAGTGCTACGACTAATGATGCACGATCAAGTGATATTAACTTCGCTTGTGTTGGTTATCGTGGTAGTAATCCATATGATGCTGGTATATTCTACTGCCCGTATGTCCCACTACAGATGGTGCGTGCGGTTGGTGAGAATACCTTCCAACCCAAGATCGGGTTTAAGACTCGTTACGGTATGGTTGCTAACCCATTCGCTCACGATGACGGTACAGATGTCATGAGTGGTGGTAACTTAGTTGCTGATAAGAATGTCTACTACAGACTATTCACAATCACCAACCTACATGGTAACACTGCATAATAAACAGTCTAATCTGTTTTGAGAATAAGGGAGTCCCAAAAGGACTCCCTTTTCTTTTATACATAATATAAGGAGAATTTATGGTATATAATCGTGGATATACTGGTGCAAATGCGGGATATACTGGCCCAGGAATTCCAGATGTTACGCGAGTAACTGATCCAAGACAACCAGACACCAATAATTATCTTGCTACTAATTATTTTAAATTAGAAATAACTAGACTTCCATTAGTCACATATCATTGCCAATCTGTAAATTTACCTTCTCTTTCATTAACACCAGCAGAACAACATACCAGCCTAGGAACTACAGTTAAGTGGATTGGTGGGAGATATAATTGGGAAGATCTTACTGTTAATTTTATAGTTGATGAAGACATGAAAAACTGGATTGAAGTGTTTGAATGGATGGAACAAATTGCCATAATGACTGATGTAAAAAACACATTAAATTATAGTATACCAAACAAACCTACCGGCCAACTTCAAGATTATTATTCAAATGCAAGATTGGCAATAACTAATAGTAGTTATAAGCCAAAACTTCAAGTGAATATAGTTGATATGTTTCCAATAACATTAAGTGGTATTCAATTCAATTCAACAAATACGGATAATGAACCTGTTGTTGCTAGTGTCACATTTGCGTATATGTACTATAATATTGATAGATTAACTTCTGCACAATAATTCTTGATTTTGTTTTAAATTATTGTATAATACACAATAGTTCAACAGGAGAATTCGTGATGAATCTTAATGATATTAGGCTTATGGTTAATAATGATATGAAAATGGACGAAACAGAACTTGATATAGAGTCCATGAAAACACCACAACTTCATAACAAATATCTGATATTGTTTACAGATGAAAAGTTGATATTAGGAAAACTTCAATCAGATATGAATGTTTTGAAAAGAAAGAAATGGCTTTATTATACTGGAAAAATGAGTAAAGAAGAATTAGACAATGAAGGATGGGAATCATTTGATTTGAATATTTTGAAAACTGATATTGATAAATTCTTAGAATCCGATAATGATATTATTACAATTAAGAATAAACTCCTTTTACAACAAGAAAAAGTAAACTACTTAGAAAGTGTTATTAAAATCATCAATAACAGACAGTGGAATATTCGTGCTGCTATTGATTGGTTAAAATTTACTAATGCATCATGAGTGATTTAAAAATAGAACCTGTTGATTCTGTTCATATAAAAATTAATTGTGAGCGAGGAATTGCCAAAGAATTAAGCCAATTCTTTACTTTCAAAGTGCCAAACTATCAGTATATTCCGGCGTACAGGAATAAGGTATGGGACGGTCAAATCCGTTTATTTAATATACATAGTAATTTGATATATGTTGGTTTAAAAGCCTATGTTAAATCGTTTGCCAGGGAGAGGAACTACCTCTGTGAGGATAATACGCCCTCTACAGAAAAAAACATATCAGAAATAGATGTAATTGGTTATGTTTCAACCAAAATAAAACCAACACTAGACAGCAAGTCAATATCACCATATAAGCATCAAATTAATGCTATAAGACATGCCATTGATAGCGACCGTTGTTTGTTGCTTTCTCCAACTGGTAGTGGCAAATCGTTAGTGATATATTCTCTTATCAGATATTACGAAACATTATTACCACAAGAAAAGAAAATACTTATTATTGTTCCTACAACCGGATTGGTATCGCAGATGTATAATGATTTTAAAGATTATTCCTCTGGAGTTGAATGGAATGTGGATGAAAATTGCCATGTTATTTATGCAGGTCAAGATAAAATAACAGAAAAACGAATCGTAATTTCAACATGGCAAAGCATCTATAAATTATCAAAAGAATATTTTAATCAATTTGGTGCAGTGTTTGGGGATGAGGCACACTTATATAAAAGTAAATCTCTTATTGCTTTGATGACCAAACTTACAGATTGCTACTATAGAATAGGCACTACAGGAACATTAGATGGTACACACACACATAAATTAGTCCTTGAGGGTTTATTTGGAAGAGTGTATAATGTTACCAGTACTAAGGAATTAATGGAAAAAGAACTCCTATCAGACTTAGAAATAGATTGCATCACTCTTCGTTATACAGCAAAAGAAATACAAGAAGTAAAGCGAATTACCTATCAAGAAGAAATTAAATGGTTAATAGAAAATCAAAAAAGAAATAAATTTATATCAACACTATGTTCAAGAGTGCCAGGTAATACTTTATTATTGTTTAACTATGTTGCAACTCACGGAAAACCATTATACGAAGCAATAAGTAAAGAATGTAAAAATAAAAGAAAAGTCTTTTTCATTTATGGTGGAACAGATACAGAGCAACGAGAAGAAATAAGGCAGATAATAGACAAAGAAAAGAACGCAATTCTAATTGCATCGTATGGTACATGTAGTACAGGAATCAATATAAAAAATATTCATAATATCATATTTGCTTCTCCTTCTAAATCTGTTATTCGTGTTCTTCAATCTATTGGAAGGGGTTTAAGAAAGTCTAAGACTAAAAATAAAGTAAAATTATATGATATTAGTGATAATCTTTGTTTTAAAAAATACAAAAATCACACTATGAGACATTTGGACGAACGAAGAAGAATATATAGTAATGAGAACTTTCATTGGCAATCTGTTAGCATTCAATTATGAGGAAATAATATGAACAATTCATATAGAATACTAAAACTTAAAAGTGGCGAAGAATTGATTACTAGAATTAGAGGTCAAAAAGGCAGTAAAATGATTATTGAAAGACCTATGATATTTCAATCTTCAACTTTAACAGATCCTTACGGAAGAACAAAAGAAGTTACAATATTAAAAAATTGGTTATCATATGCTTCTCAAGAACAAACAAGCATTCCGTTGGATTTTGTTGCAACATTTTTAGAACCAGATAATGATGTGTTAAAATTATATGATTATGAAAAAAGAAAAGATGATTATTTTAAAAAGCAAAATAAAAATAAAAATAAAATTGTAAAGAGCAAGAATAATCAAAAACTTTCAAAAGAAAATGAAAGTTTTGAAGATTCGGATGATATAGAAAGTTTGGTTAATTTTATAAATCAAATAAAAAAAGGAAGCGAAAAAGACTTCTTATCCAAAATAATGGAAGATATTAATAATATGGATAAAGAAGATTTAGAAGAATTACAAAAACAAGCAGATGATGAAAGCACAGACATGCATGATAAATATTCAAACGAATCAGACTATTCTCATTTCATAACTATGACTTTATTTCTTCCACCAGACGCATTAATGTCATTTGTAGAAAACGGATTAATAGAAGAAGAAGATGTAAGAAATATAATCAATGGGTTAAATAACAAAATTAATAATGATAATCTTGATTATTTAGAAAATAGAAATCCTGAAGAATACGGAAACGATTATAGAGATTGGAGTCCGTATCTTTCTGACTACATTATTAAAAAGGATGATGACACTTAAATGCCTTTAAATATATTAATCTATCATATTTCCTCTGGCACAGATAAGTGTAATATAGAAAATAATATTTGTCAAATAAAAAAGTAAAATTATTTTGATTTATTTTGATTTGGGTTTATAATATTGATTATGAGTAAGAAAAAGAACACACACCATTATATTGATAACAAAGAATTCTTTAAAGCAATGGTAGAGTGGAAGATATTGGTTATAGAAGCAGAGAATTCTGGTGATGATAGACCCCCTATTACTAATTATATTGGAGAATGCTTTGTAAATATTGCAGAACATTTGTCATATAAACCCAATTTTATTAATTATGAATATCGAGAAGAAATGATAGGCGATGGTATAGAAAATTGTTTAATGTATGCTCATAATTTTGATCCAGAGAAATCAAAGAATCCGTTTTCATATTTTACTCAAATAATATATTATGCTTTTCTACGACGCATTGAAAAAGAAAAGAAGCAATCATATGTAAAATTTAGAATGATGGAAGAATTAGATGATGGCACTATTAGTAGTTGGTTTAGGGAAAACTATTTCGAAAAAGATAATATAAAAAAGGCAATGTCTGATCATTTTAAGTTATCAGATAATGATATAGAAAAATTCACACCAAAGAAACGGAAGAAAAAGCAAAAGAGTAAAAAGAAAAAACACAAAAAGAAGAATACACTAGATTCTGTTTTAGAGGATGATAAAAGTGAAGATAGCCTTTCTGAATGATAGCCATTTCTCGGCTAGAGGAGATTCACAACTTTTCTTCGATTATTTTATGAAGTTCTTTGATGGTGTGTTCTT